TAACCTGATGCTACACTACGATGACTTCCTAAAGAGTGACAAGGGGCAGGATGTATTCCCGACTGAGTTGTTTCCAGCATGTCAGGAGTTGCGTAATGTCATCCTAGAGTGCATTGAGCCGACTTACAGGAATGTGTACTTGTTGCAGCAAGCATTACGAGATGCTGTGAATGACAAGCCGCTCAAGTGGAAAAGTCCGAGTGGCTTTACCGTGATGCAGGGGCTATGTGGTATGCGTAACACACGGGTCAGCACCGTGTTCAATGGCAGGACAATACAAACCAGTCAGTACAGGAGCAATGGCAAGATTGATATGGGTAAGCAACGTAGGGCTATTGCTCCAAATTTTGTGCATTCCCATGATGCTGCATTAGTTCATAATGTGTTAAGCACACTGGACTTGCCTGTGATGACCGTACACGACTGCTATATGTGTTTAGCGGGAGATGCAGAGGTGGTGAATCAGGCGATACGTCACCAAATACATAAAACTTATCACAACACTGACTGGCTTGCAGAGATGGAGGCTGCTCTTGATTGCAAGATTGATGTTCCTTTTGGCTCATTGGATTTCAGTCAGGTGTTGGGTTCGGAGTATATGTTTACTTAGTCTCTGTTGGCTCAATCTTCTGCAGTAACAGATTAAATGATTTCAGAATGACATCTAACCGCACATTTGAATTGCGGCATTCATTGAATACTTCTTCCCTAGTGCAAATGATTTCTTCAACGATTGGCTTTGTAATCCGTGATCGCAATGCTCTGTGTGCCTCTGCAAAGTCTCTGTGGTTCTGCTTCTCCTCGCTTGTAGTCTTAGCTTCTCGCCTTGGTATGGATACTGATAGATGTAATCTCAGTTCGTAGGTGTCAGGATTTTCATGCCTGTATGCTTTTATTAGTTTGTCAATATGCTCCATAGTTTATCCTTCTGTTAATGAGCCGCCGCCGCAGGGTTGCTTACTCCTCTGCGACGACGACCCGATACATACAACCAGCATAGGCGTTAGTGCCTAAAGTCTATTTTGCTACCTTGAACAGTCCTTTGAGTGCATAGTATTCTGGGTTGAATGCGGCTGTAATAAATACGCTAGTTAAAACTAACAATATTATTGTGCAAACAAGCAGCATTACGCAAATACAAGTATTAAGCTCATCATCAATCCAATTCGGAGGGTTCTTTAAACTCCTTACCGCAATAATCATTAGTATAATTAAGCCAATTATAGTTAAGCCTGAGCAAAACATATCTACTTTGGCTTGGCGTAGCAGAATCTCATACAGTAAACCAGCAGGCACTTGAAGACGTGTGGTTAGTTCATCCAGTAGTTTTATTGTGTTTTCGTAGTCCATAGTTATTCTTCCTGTTTAGGTGGTTCTGGTAATTTCATCCAGTGGGTCGGTTGGTAGCCGTGATCCAGCGTAATATCACCCTCCCAATTCTTGCCGTTATGCCAAAAACTGCCGTAGGTCTGACCCCAACATAATTCCCCAGAGTAGTTATCTTTCGCACGTCCACCTACCCAATAAAGTTCTGAGCAATGGTTGTACAGCCACACAAGCTCATCAATCTCAGGCAGGTTATTCTCATGTACCTTATGCCATTCCATTATTCTTCCTCTTGTTTTCTTCTGTGCGAAATCGTATTGCCTCTGCCATCACGTCTCAATCGTGGCAATCCATCCTTGCCTGTGCGAGAGTAGAAGTAATGCACACCAGCATCTACAAGCTTCACAAGTGACGGATACTTTTTGCCGTCAGAATCGTAGTAGGGTGGCAGGATTTCGTCGCATCCTAAGTCAAATTCCTCTGCCTGTTTCATAGTGTTATCCAAGACGCTTTTTTCTGTCCTTTTTTGCGTCCTTGGGCCATTCGTATGAAATCTTTTAGTTCCCTGTCAAGTAGCTTTTTCTTGTGGGCTTGCATTTTCTTCTCTGGATCTTGAGCCATTGCCTGTACCCAATAGTTCACACCCATTGCAAGTGCCTCCAATCGGTCATCATGTACAAGTGAGCCTCTGTCTCTTGTGATCCGAGAGAGTTGGTAGAACAGTGAGTAAGTGGCCTTCTGCTCTACAGGATAAGCTTGTATGGTATTGTAGTCATGTTTGATGACTTGCGGATCTATCACGAGTTTATGTTGTGCAAGGACAGGCTCCAGTGTGTCAATGACTCGTTGCTCCTTACCTCCGCTTGCCCTTGTGTGTCGCACTTCCTCAATACCACATGGATAGATACCGTGCAGGATAGGCTTGAGTAGTTCCGTGAACATACCGTCACCCATGTTGGCCTCGATGATTACCTTGTTCACCTGGTTACGTTTCGCAATATTGGCAAGTTCGATCAGTGTTGGCTTTTCATAGCCGCCTTTTATGCCTCCGCATTCAGGCGTGTATATAAATCCGTTGAGCATTTTGCATACCGCATAGCCTGTTTCATCTCGTCCTCTACCTGATGGGTCAATCGCAAGGACTGAGCCTGTGTAGGGTATCATATCGCCGACCCTGCTTTCTGGTCGGTAAAATCTATCACCATTGAAGCCAACGCAAGGCAGGTCACGGTATTCGTTGTCGGGCGTTTGTGCGTAGATTAGCTTCTGTGGTGCAAGCTCACTGTCGATGTTGGTAACGATTAGGTCATTGATCTTGAGCGGGTATCGGTCTGCATCGCTGAGCCTCGGATTGAGTAGGTATTGCAGTGCGTATCCGCTGTTACCATAGCTTAATCTACGTTCCTCAAGGTCAGTGTCAGGAAACCGTGTTGGTTCTGTGCTGTGTCCTATGTTCTCTTCGGTGATACGCTCAACGATATAGGGTGCTAGTGAGTTATCGTATAGTTGGTGTGCCTTCTCGTGTGAAGGGTATTGTGATGGCCAAATACGGGCGGTGTAGCCTCTCTTCTGTAGCTTGCTGTATATTGTGTCCTCACATTGTGGAGTACCAAGGAAGATCACCCGTACATCACCTTCAGGTTTCAGGATAGCATCAAACTCCTTTACCTGCTCATCCAGTTTGTCCCGCATTCCTTGTGTCATGGAATTATTGGGAACCTCAATGTCGTCAGCAACGATGATGTCAGCACGGCTCCCTGTAAGCATACTGGTGATACCAAGTGATTTTACAGACGGAGCGTGTGCTGGTGGTGCAGGACCAACGTCAAATGCTATCTTGGAAAACCGTTGCTCTGCTGTTGGCTTCAGGTGCTTGAGTTGAGGGATCTCGTTAATGAGTCGCAAAGTAAAGGTACTGAAGTCATCAGAACGTGTCTTTGATGCAGAGACAACCAATATGTTTTTGCTTGGGTCTAGGTACAGTTGGTGTACTACAAATGCAGAACATATCCAGGACTTCCCTATGCCACGAAACGCTTCTACTACTGACCTCTTGGGGCCATTCTGCATGAAGTCTGCAATGTCGTACTGGATCGGCGTAGGGTCAGGTAACAGTAAGTGCTTCCATATCATCCATAGGAAGTTCTTGAAATCCTTCAGTTCTGGTGCGACTTTCACTTACCCGTAAGCTTGATCCATTTCACGCTCTTCCTGTGTCGGGAATGGTACTGCTTTAAGGAGTTCCCTTGCCGCACTGTCATCATCTTCCACGTCTGCCTTTACGCCACTATTCTTAAGTAGCCCGATAGCGGCATTGTAGAGTGCCGCATTGCGGTCTTTGGGTTCCATGCCCTTCATGAGTTGGATGGATTCCGTAAGACTTTCACAGATTACGGTGTGAAGTTCTTCTAGTTTCTTTCGGTTGTCGCTCATTATCCTAAACTTACTTTGAGGTCTGTGCCATCACGCCATAATTGTCCAGCTACAGCAGGGTCAGATGTCGGAAGTGCATTGAGTATAACGCCCGCAGTTGATCCATCTGTAGTCAATTGTAATGGAGTGGCATACGCTGAACCTGCATCACTGTAAAAAGTAAAATCCATAGACCCTGTTCCAAAGCCGACTTGCATTAGTTTTTGGTCTGTTGCTCCACCGTCATCATTCCAAACTACTGTAGGTGTATCAGCAATCAACCGCAATACTGCGGCAAACTCCCCTGCATTTGTATTCTGTAC